GTAACGCCTGTACAGGTATGCCGCTGGCGGCACAAAGACGACATGAAGTTCAGTCGTGTAGTGCAGTTGGCTAGTCGGCTCAATATGACGCTCGACGAGTTCGAGAGGTTAGGGAGGTAAACGATGATGCCTTATCCGTTTGATTGTCCTGTTTGTGATGCGCGTTATTGGGAAGAGGACAGTGTTGTTTATGACGAGCGGTATGATGACAGCGTTTGCTTTCGTTGTGCTGAAGAGCCAGAGGAGGTTTGAGTTATGTCAGACCCAAAATACCCTGTAGTCGATGGCAAAATGCACCACGTAAGTGGCTACCAGTTGCCAGATGACGAGCCAATCATGGTGTTCAGAGGCAAGGATATTGGTTCACTGATGGCTATTTGCGAATACGTTGAGATGCTTGAGGAGCAACCCCAAAACAAGGTTATCGTCAGTCATCGCATCAGCTCACTAGAGCGGCTGTTAGCGTTTTACAACTACCAAATGCGCAATCCCGATTTGCAGAGTGTAGGCTGTTCACGCAGAGCGCATCAGGGCGGCTCCGCTTTTTTGCATCGCGCGCGTCGAGTTTTAGAACTCAACGAGCCGTTTTTAGAAGAGCATGGCGATCTTGAATAGGCAAAAAAAAGCCCCGTTGAGGAAACGGGGCCAAACCACTTGCGGAAGGGTTAGCGCATGTGGCATCCTTAGTTTGCACGCTAAAGGATAGGGAAATTGTACAGCAATCTAGCTGTCTGTACAGTTTCGAATGACACTTACTGTATTCAAACATACACAAAGTGTATTGATTCCTACCTATCCTTTTTTATGTGTGCCTAGTCGAGCCTAGTTAAATAGTGCTGTCTCAGGTGCAGTCGCTCAAGAAAGCCGAATCATTCCTACGACCTTTAGAGGCGGGGACGAACAGTGGTTATGTTGCCAAGTAGTAAGGGCGCGGTCTGGCAGAGCCGTTAATTATCTGCACTGATACTGTAGGGATGATGGACTAGCTAGGATACTTGTATAGGGCAACAACCGCCTCTAATGATTCCTATTGTCTAAAAAAAGGAGAAGGGTAATGATTTGCAAAGACGGCACAGACTGGCAACCTACAGATGAACAGATACTAAGCTGGCAACACGCTTATCCCGAGGTCGATGTATTTGCAGAGCTAAACGTAATGACCGTATGGCTCGACTCTAACGATCCTAAGCGTAAGACAGAGCGTGGGATGCCTCGCTTCGTCAACTCATGGTTAGCTAGAGCTAATCAGAAAGGCGGTAGCCCCTTCGCTCAAAAAGAGTATGAGCAGAGCGGCAGAAAGCCTATGAAGCAGTGGACTCAACTCGATGACTTGACCCACGACTTCATGAAGAGCGAACGCTTTAGACAATCATGCCTTGAGAAGTACGGGCAATACGTGACCTTTGAAGGTGAGAGGGTTACGCGATGATGGTTGAACTTAGTGAGCGCGAATACGAGATAGCTTGCAAGGTGGGCATACGGCGCTACCACGCGGCGCGAGCTATGGGCGCACAGAATCGCAAGATGTCTAAGACTGACAGCCAATACGAAGTCGAGACAAACGGCATGGCCGCAGAGATGGCATTCTGTAAGCTCATCGGTGTACGTCCTGACTTTAGCGATACGCCGCAGGTAGCAGACTGTGAATGGATGGGCTACACGATAGACGTTAAGGCAACCAAGAGGCAGAATGGTCGTCTTCTCCTAGAGACTGATAAGCGTAAGCTATGCGACATTTATGTGCTTATGTGCGGCGAGAAAAACATTTGGCGGTGCGGTGGTGTCGCACACGTAAATGTCATACGACAGCCTGAAAATTTGGACAGGCTTGGGGCAGGTTACAAGATGACGTATGCACTGCCGCAACATCGCTTAATGCCGCTAGACCATCTGCTTGAGCTATCAAAGGGGGCAAAATGTTTGGCGAATTCTGGCTAATCAAAGACCCGATAGAAATCAAAGATCGCATTGAGGCTTTCAAGAAATTTCTTGAAAAGGAGTGGTGCTGGGATAAGCCAGTGTCGTGGCAGGTAAAGGAGTACAAGCCACGTCGCTCTATGAGTCAAAACGACCTGTTCCATGTGTGGTGTCGTGACATGCTCAGGCACTTCAAAAAAAAAGGCGGTTTTACTGGCAACGAGGAAGACATCAAGATGATGGTTAAGTACAAATTCCTCGGAACAGAAGACCTCGAAATCTCCAATACGACCATCCCTGCGCAGGTTCGGCGCACTTCGACGCTAGACAGGGGAGAAATGCTATACTTCATGACACAAGTAGAGGCATGGTGTATTGACCTTGGCGTTAAATTGACCAAGCCTCAGAATTCGGAGTACAGCAAACTGGGGGGGTAGGCATGAGCCTATTACAGTTTTGCAAAACCGAAAGGCAGAAAGCAGTTATCAGCCGAGTAGAGAATGGTGTCAGCCAACGTGATATCGCAAAAGAGCTTGGAACTTCTAGAAGCACAATTGTTAGTCACTTGGAGACGGTAAGAGGCTACGCCGCTAGGCAGGGATATAGTCCAGAACACGACTATACGCACCCTGTTCCTGATGGGTTTATCGTGAAAGGCGTATCGACCTACTACAACGACGAGGGCAAGCCCGTCGGTCAGTGGGTTAAGAGTCTAAGCGACAAAGAGCGGCAACTAGAAATGCTTGTCGAGCGCATGGAACAGAGTCTCGATTTGGTGCCGCCGTTCAAGCCTACTAAGCCGCCAAAGAAAACCGATGATCGACTCCTGTCATTACTAACTATCACGGACTTTCACGTAGGCTCAGCTTGTTGGGAAGCCGAGACGGGCGACAACTTCGACACCAAGATAGCCGCAGACATATTCTTAAACGCCGTCCATGACATGCTTTCGGCCTGTCCTAACTCACAGACAGGGATGCTCAACATATTAGGCGACTTCATCCATTTCGACGGTATCAACTTACAGCCAGTGACAAGCGGCGGCGGTCACGTACTAGACGCTGACACGCGCTACACGAAGATCGTAGACGTATCCATGTCGATAGTAAGGGAAGCCGTTAAAATGATGCTGGCGCGATTTGAGCGCGTTGTGGTGGTAGTTGCAGAGGGTAATCACGACATCAGCTCTAGCGTGTGGCTCCGCAAGTACATCAAACACCTGTTCGAGGGTAGCCGCGTCGAGGTGATCGACAACCCATTTCCGTATTATGCGTATCTGCACGGCAACTGTATGTTGGGCTTTCATCACGGCCACAAGATGAAGCTGGCTAACCTGCACAAGCTATTTGCAAGCGAGCCGCGATTCCGCGAAATGTGGGGCAAGGCGTCATCAGGTGTTTATATTCACATGGGTCATTACCACCATGAGCGAGTAATAGAGGATGGCGGTGCTATTGCGGAAATGCACCCTTCATTAACTGGCAGGTCGTCATACGAGGCTCGCGGCGGATGGATGTCACAGCGTGGCGCAAAGGTGATCACATACGATAAGCTAGAGGGCGAAGTACACCGCACTACCGTAAGGCCGCGACTATGACAGCAAAAATGCCCATCATGTCTATGCCACTGCCTGACGGTGGCGCTGTCGTCTGTCGGGTCGAAGCAATCATGGCGGCCACAACTAACATGCGGAATGACCAACTAACTGACGTCTACATCGACGTGGCGTGTCCCGAGGGCATTACTATCGACATAGACATCGACTCATTTACAACTAGCTGGCTTGCCGCACTACTAACTACTATCGAGGATTGGCGACTAGAGCATGGTCTGCATTAAGTGCTGGAAAGACATGGTGCCGATGTTTACTGCGGCTGACTACAAGCTAGAAGGCTGGGCTTGCAGTTGCGGACACACAGAGAAGGCCATACTGCGCGAGCGCCGATTCACAAAAGAGACTTACTATGGCGATAAAAAGAACAAACGCGGACATCTGGTGCAGTAAGGCAGTACGTTTACGTGACGGCGCTTGTGTCCGTTGCGGCAACACAGAGACGAATCAGGCGATGCACATTTATGGCCGCAGAAATAAGGTCATCCGCTACTCGCTCGATAATTTGTTGACTGGCTGTTATACCTGCCACCGCCTGTTCACTGAGTCGCCAATCATGTTTGCGGATTTTTGTAACGAGTACCTTGGCGAAGGCCACATGGACATACTGCGTGAGAAAGCGCGTGGGTTCATGAAAGACAACAAGGCGACCCGTGACGAGATAGCAAAGCACTACCGCGAAGAAGTCCGAAAGAAAGAGCAAAACCCTGACCACATCATCGTTTCGTATAACTAATTGACCGTATGCTATAATACGCAGACAACAAGAGGATGTTGTCATGTGTGTACAGAGTCAAAGGCAGTATTTTGCGGAGCGGCACCACATTGTCGTGACCGACAAAATCACAGAGCTATTGAATCGACTGGGTAGAGACAAGGGCATCGGCGAAGAAGAGTATCTTAAGCGCCTATCTCGTCACCCTAACGAAGATCAATTCGTCGCAGAGATTGCCCGCCACTACGGGTGATTGAAAATGTCACGATTGTCACATTGCGCCCATTCCCCCATATTATTTACCTAAATAGATAAAAAAGTGCTTGCAAGGGATAAAACTAGCTTGTAGATTAGTACCCATAGTCACTGATATAAGGAATCAACAACATGGAAACAACTTACTACGGCATCGAAATTTACCAAGACCCAGAAAGCGGACTCTTTGTTTTTTCACAGCATGGCTGGGTTTACGAGGTAGAAACACTCGAAGAAGCTAAAGCAGAAATCAGGGCCGCATAAGCGGCCTTTTCCTTGGGGGGCAGATGAGTAGTAAGTTTTCAGAGCAGATGACACTGACAGAGGTAGCCGCAGTCATGGGCATATCACGTCAGCGGGTAAAGCAAATTGAAACAGCGGCGCTGAATAAGCTACGCAATAACGAAAAAGTGAGGGTTTTGTATGAAGGAATTATCGACGGATGCGATGGCGCTAGGCATTATAGCAATCATCTTGATCATTACGGCGTTCGGGATAGCAGGGCAAGGTGACTACGAAGAGGCGCTTGCGATAGAGCAAGAGTATTGCGAAATGGTAGAACTGTGGGGGCAGACCAATGGCAGAGACGGACATCCCGACTGGCGAAAACTTTATTCAACGGTTTGTAAGAGCGACTGACGAAGAGCTAGAAAACTGGGTCATAGCGTTGCAAGCGGCGCATCAAATGGCAAAGCGCCATGAAGAGGACATGGCTGTATTATCAGATTACAGGGTGGTTAAGCTAAGAACCAATGACGAACCTCCCTTAGAAATCGTCCGCTACAGTCCGTAGCACGATGGTGTGAGAAACCCTTTGCCCGCTTTGTGCGGGCTTTTTTTTGCGGCAAATAAATACCGCTTATTTATTGTCCGCACCCTTTTGGCATATATTGGTATAATATGCGGCGGGGGACACTATATGTTGCAGACAGTAACAATAGACTGGCGGCCCGTAGAGCAGGGCAACATGCCAAGGAATGAAGGTAACTACCTCGTCGCATTCGATGACGGCGCGGTAGAGACATACCCCATGTCAGACCAAGACATCAAACGCGGAGAAGTGAGAGACGGGCAAACACATGGCCTCTATTGGGCCGAAGGTATACCGTCACCTTTAGATTATGGCGAAGACTAGACAACAGCGTGAACGAGGCATTCGACAGGACGAGCTACGGGCTTATTTAGCTGAGAGAGGTCGCCTTGATTACGTCTTTGATAACATTGAGAAAATAGAACAGCTAGACCCTGAGTCTGACCAGCACTTCGACAAGCGCCTGCAAAAGCTAAAGATTGCAAACGAGCAACGCATCAGATTGCTTAATAAGTACCTCCCCGACATGAAGGAAGAGCAGAGCGAAATCACTGACCTGCCACCAGTTGTAATACAGCTTACGAATGCAACTGACACCACCCCAGTCTGACATTTTTACCTGTCCTGACCGCTTTCGTGTAGTCGTAGCTGGCAGGCGTTTCGGTAAGACATTCCTCAGCACAGCAGAGTTACTTAATCGCGCATTAGCAAAGCCCGACCAGAACGTCTGGTATGTGGCTCCTACCTACAAGGCGGCTAAAGAGATTGCGTGGGACATGCTGACCAGCCAGATTCCGCGTGAGTACATTGACAGGACAAATGAGACAGCCTTAACTATCAACTTCAAGAATGGCTCTAGCATATCGCTAAAGGGTGCTGAGAAACCTGACAACCTGCGAGGGCGAGCCGTAGACTTTGTCGTGCTAGATGAGTTCGGCGACATGCGCCCCGAGGCATGGTTTGAGGTGATACGTCCTTCGCTATCTGGCAGGCATCAACAAGGCTCGGCACTCTTCATTGGGACACCTCGCGGCAGGAACCACTTTTACGATTTATATGGCAAAGGAGTAGATAGAGATGACGGGTGGCATTCGTATCAATACACAACGATTGAAGGGGGAAATGTCCCACCAGAAGAAATTGAGTCAGCTAAGGCGGACTTGGACACTAGAACCTTCCAGCAAGAATACGAAGCCCAATTCGTCAACTACAGCGGCATCATCTACTACGGATTCAAGCGAGAGGAATCGGTAAAACGACACGATGGCGACCGCTCAGTCATACACGTAGGCATGGATTTTAACCTCGACCCGATGTCTGCTGTCCTAATGACACGCAAGGGCGACACGCTTCATATCTTCGATGAGGTAGTGATGTTTGGCTCGAACACCGATGAGATGGTCGCAGAGCTTCGCGAACGCTACGGAAATGGTACAATAGTGATATATCCTGACCC